GCCCCGCCGGGCGGGACGGTCACAACGGGGGTTGTACTCATTTTTCTTTCCTCCCTTTTTTCCCCGCAGGGCGGGGTGTTTTGAATTAGTGTTTTATTGGTCGATTCTGGTCCGGTCCCGCCTCCCGAGCGGGCGGGCACGCCCTGGCGTGCCCCTACTCCGGCTCCTTCGCCGGCAACGATTTCCACCGGAAACTCTTGCCCCAATTCGCGCAATGTGCGGCCCACGCCGACGGTCGGGTCGGCGGGTACGGCCACGATAGAGCCTTCCAGCGGCTCCCAATCGGTGACTCGATAGGTGTTGCCCCGTTCGTGATCTTCACTTTCGAGGATCATTTTATGCACGATGTAGGCGATGGAGGTGTTGCGCCGGATGCCATCGCGCACATCACGGAAAACGTCGAACCCTTCCTGGCTTTTGGAGAACCGCGCCAGAGCCCGAAGCTTGCTGCCCGCGAGTTCGGCGGAATCAATCACGCCCACTTGATGGCTTTCATCGTGGTTGAGCAAGAGTGCCGCGCCATTGTTGAGGCGTTCCATGCGCACGGAACCGGGAGAATGATCCAGGATTTCCCAGCCGTACCAACGCTCGACAGGCTCTTCGGAACTGAGGGAAAGCTCCGCTGTGCGCGCCGTTTCATCCACTGTGCGCGGATCGAAGATAGCCAACCGCATTTGAGGCTTGAGTGTCTTAAACATTTTGGCCTCCCGCGACAATAGTTTCATCTGCCGGCGCGGCCGGTGTTGCAGCCTTCGGCGCGGTGGCCGGGGCCAGATTCAACCCAAGTTCGGCCACCATCTTCTGTTCTTTGGCGCGTTGCTTGAGCACGTCCTGATAGTCGCGCCCTTCCTGAGCGCAAACATCCGCCAAGGTGCCAAAGCCGTTATTCAGGGCCGTCACGCTGGCATCAGCATCTTTCGCTGGGTCCACCCAAGGCCAGCCGCGCGGACGCCATTCGGCGCGATCGTACTCCGCCGCATCCCCGGTCAAGGCAAGCTGTTTGCTGAGCAGGGCCAGGGGCAGCCAAGCGGAAAAGATTGGCGCGCAGAAATGCTCGATAGTGAATTGTTGCAGACATTGATAGTAGGCGCGTTCCTCCAGAAGGGCGGAACGCATGGAAGAGAAATTCGCATCAGAAGGATTGTTCGCCAGGTTCAGATAGGAAACATTCAACCCGGAAGCGACGCCCCGCAGGCAATCTTTAATGAATTCGCCAAAAGCGGCATTGGGATGCTGGGGATCGAAACTGCGGAGATCGACACCTTCGGGCAATTGCTCGAAGTTCCCGGGGGAGAGTTCCACCTCGATCTGTCCGGTCTCCGTCTTGGCCCCGGGATATTCGTCCCCGGTTTTGCTGACGAAGAAGCCCATCTTGGCCGCCGAGACCCGTGCGGCAATCAATTCCGCTTCTTCGTATTCCCCGAGATGCCGCAACCGCGTAAGCGCCGTATGCAGCCAGGGAATCCCGCGAGTCTGATTTACCCGTTCCACGATGAAAATGTGGAGCAGGTCTTCCGCCGGGATGCGCATATAGTTCGTGAGTTCGCCGCTCCCCATCGGTTCCGTCAGGCTGCCGTAAACGATGTCGCCGCCGGGCGGCGTGCGCAGAACGTAATAGGCTACGGGCTTCCGCCAGCGGTTCACTTCGATGCCCAAGCGGATTTCGTTTCCCCCGAGGGCGCGACGGTTCAAATTCACATCAACCAGCATGGGATCGATGAATTCGACAGCAAAGTTGAACGGGTTATCGGGATAGCCGCGATGCAGGCGCAAGAAAACTTCGCCATCCATGCCGAGGGCCTTAATGAAGAATCCTTGGGCATCCACCCAGGAAAGCTTGCCATCCACCGCGCAATTAGCCGGCTTGCTCCACAGGGCAAACCCGCGTTCGATTTCGTCATTCGTTTCGTCAGCCAGACCGAGGCCGTCGGTTTCGGCGCGGGATTGGAGCTTGATTCCCGTCGGCCCGATAACGTTCGTGCGTAGCAGGCCGAAAAAGCGCTTGGCATAGTCATCGTTCAACGCCAGATCGCGCGAGCGATTGCGCAGGCGGGTAAGACTGCGGCGGATTTCCTGATCGGCGGTAAGGCTGGAAGTGATCCAATCGGCCAGCAGGCGTCCACCTTCCGCGCCAGCAAATCCGCGCTTCGCGCGCGGCGTCTTGCCGAGGCCGAAGAAGCCGAGAATTTTCTGCCAGCGAGATTTCATTTCAAGCGGTCCCGAATTTCACCACTACCGGCGAAGGTGGCTGCTGGCCTTCGCGGATTTGTTCGGTGCGGTAGAGCGCTTCATACCGAGCCTTTAGGTTTTCCAATTCATCCAAGGTGCGCCGTTCGAGCGACCGCCCGTAAATCTGCATGCGGGCTTCTTCTTTGGTCGCTGTACCGAGCAGGCAGGCCGTAACCGCATCGAGGATTTTCTTTGTGTTAGAGCGGCCGTCGTAGGTCCCGGTGACGGTCTCCAAGTTAGGCCGAACTTCGAGCGTGCCTTCCCCGATGAGATAAACGCGGCCATCTGTCTTGTGTTTGATTACCGCCTGCCAGGCGTAGGTGCCCGCGGTGTAACCGGCGGTAGTCGTCGCCGCCACGTTGATCTTATGATCCGAGCCTTCCGCCGTGCCCGCGAAATTGATGTCTTGGGCGCCGCGCAGATAGTAATTCAGGGTCCAATCGGTGGCGGGATAGTCGGCCAAGGTGACCAGCCAGTACCAAGTATCGCCCGCGCGGAGAGTGGAAGGCTGAGGGGTGACTTCACTCATTGAATCATCGGCCCATGGGGAGAGTGATCCAAATACAGGTTCCACTTTTGAGCATGCAGGATTGTTCTGTCAAGGAAAATCATGCAGGAAACTACAAGAAGTTCGCAGAAGTCGCCAAAGTGGGAATTATTGGGGTAGGTTGCAGGGCGCGGGTCAGAACCTTTTCAACCCCGCCAGCCAGGCAGATTTCTTGATTTTGATGCGCGGAGGCCCGCCCGAGGTTGAGGTTGGCGTAGCGAGGGCTGGCCCTCCAGGCTTGCCGGGAGTTTCCGCCTTGATGGTGGCCGCCAATTGCGCATTCTCCGCCGCCAGGCGTGCGAGCAAATGGGGTACATCATGGCTCAGCGAAATCAACGCCGCATAAGCCAGCACGCGGCAATCGAGCGCTTCGTTACGCGCGCGCATCTTCTCCCAAGAGCGCGCGGGAAACCCATGGCGATAGACGCGCACGATGCGTTCGGCGGTGAGTTGAGCGAAGAATTCGTGATCGTAGCCGCGCGGGAAATGGCAGAATCCCGGACCCTCGCCTTTGACGTTCAAGCGCGCGTAGATGGTTTCTTTGAGTGAATCGACCCCGAGGGGCCAGAGCATCACTCGCGCGCGGTTATTCGAGCCGGGACGGCCGAGTAGGGGACGTCCCCAACCGGCAATGCCTTTCGAGGCCCAGACGCGGCGATCGCGCCGCGGCTTCACGAAACGATAAACATCCGCCGTGCGAAATCCAGAATCCACAAACACCGCCGCCACTTGAAGCGTCGTGCCCAGAACGTGCTCGAAGCGCCGGGAAAGCAAGAGGTCCAACTGATCCCAAGTAGCCGGCTGCGCGGTATCGCCCGCCACAAACGCATATTCCATCGACCATGATTCCTCGCCCGCGCCCCAGCCAACAAACTCGACTTCCAGGCGGTTCTCTTGCACGTCCACTCCGGCGGTAATCACGCAAACGCCCGCCGGGGCGAGGCGGGCACCTTCGGCATTCTTCGGATAATCCTCGCAGCGTTTATAGACTTCCTCGGATTCGATGGAATCGCCTTCCTCCTCCCAGGTTTCGCCTAGGGTTTGATTCACCCAAGTCTTCAACATTTCCCGATGCTTCTTGAATTCCAGGAAACCCTTCACGATTTCAGACCAGCGTACCCAGGGGGAATAGAGTTCATTGATGTGGAATCCTACCACAGACCGATCGGGTGCTTCCGCAATCCAGTTGCCACGGGGCAAAAAGAATGGCTTCTGGGCGTCCCGCATGGCGGCCTCGCATTTCTCGCAAAGGTAACGCGTGGTTTTGGGGTCATGTTCGTCTGCCTGATTTTTATCCCATTTCAGTTGTGGGAATCTAAGGATCTGAAGACTTCCACAATGGGTGCAGGGAACCCAGAAGTGGCGTTTATCGGAAGCGGCGAAAGCCGCCTCGATGCGTGAGATGCCGCGAACGGTGGGTGTCGAGATGAGAATTTTCTTGCGGTTCCAGAAATTTTTGGTCCGGGCGAAAGCTAGGCTGACTGGATCGCCCTCTCGGCCGGCCGAGGCTGGATAGCGGTCCACTTCGTCGCAAATCACCACGCGAATGGGGCGTGCGGCGAGGCCGGAAGGTGCGTTGGCGCCTGCCACGGTAAGGTGGCCGCCGGGAAAAGATTTATGTAGGAGAGTACTGTTATCGGATTGGGCGCGGGAGTCCCGCACCTTGCCGCGCAAGCAAGGGGTATCCCGGAGCATAGGCCCTAAGCGTTCTTTTGACCAGGACTGAGCGTCTTCAACTGTGGGGAGCACGTAAAGGATAGGGCAAGGATCCTGGTCGATGAAATAGGCGATGATATTATTAGCGATTTCGGTTTTCCCTACCTGGGAGGAGGACATCACCACGATTTCCTCAACTGCCGGGTCGTTCACCGCATCCATGATGGCACGTTGATAAGGCGCGCGGGCCGTAGACCATTGGCCGGGTTCGGTGGAGGTTTCCGCCGAAAGCATTCTGTAGCGGTCCGCCCATTCGGAAACGGTGAGCCGAGGCGGCGGCGCCAAGCCTTGGGCCGCGCGCGCTTCGAGAATCTCGGCGAGGCTATTTGCCATCAGCCCGTTTCCCCGGATTTCTCGATGGCCGCCGCAACGCGAAGCGCCACGGACTTTCCATCCTGCTCGGCGTATACGATGTTAGCCATAGCGCGTGCTAAGTTCGCATCTGCCTTCCGGGTTTGGCGGCTCGCCTCGCACCAGACGCATCAGGGCGGGTCAATAGCGCTCTCATTCTGCCAGCGCAGCGGATGTCCACACAGGGCCAACGGTTCGCTCATTTCATCCTCCCGAAAGGCTTTTCTACCGTGCGTTTCAATTCCGCATCGATGGCTTCCGCCAATAGGCGTTCGCATTCGGCTTCTTTCTTGGCGGCAGCGAGCCGGCTGGCTAGCTTGCGCGGAATGCCGCGAAGATTGCTGCGCAGCGTCGAGAAAACTTTCTGATGCGCCAGCAGGATTTGATCGGCATCGATCAGTTTCCCTTCGCGCTTTTTAAGTTCCAGCAAAAGCAGTTTCGCCTGGACCTGTTCGCGGATGGCGCGCGCTTCATAGTAGCCGAGGCCGGCGAGGGCCGAAGATTCGGCTGGCTGGCCCGCCGAGGCTGGCTGCTCGGTGCGCAAATCATGCGCAGGATCGCGTTGCGCCGCGATAGCCGCCAAGCCCTTTTCAAGATCGAGCCGCCCGTCATGCGCCGAAATCCTCCCGGAGCGGATCAGCTTATTGACGTACTGCCGCGTCTTGCCGATATGCCGGGCGAATTCGGCGGGGGTCACATTCATGCGAGAGGCTCCACGATTCGCTTGAATTCAATCACCCAGACCCAGGGATTCGCTGCCCAGCCGAAGCCGCGCTTGGCGTTGTGAGAATCCCACAGTGAGGCATGGTGCGCCCTCAGCCATTTATGCTCTTTGCTGGCCGCTTCCGGGCCGATGTCCATGTAACTGCCGGGCGGATACTGGCCGGTCAGGCGAAGTAGTCCGATCACGGGTGGGTCTTGAACCTTCTCGACCGGGATTTGAATCCCTTCGGCCAGGCAATCTTGCTCGCTGATTTCCTGTACCCGTTCGACGCGGATGCCCGCGATTTCGAGCGTAATCCGTGAGGCCCAATGGGGCATGAATATCGAGGGCTTCCAGTTTGGATCCCAGGGAGCGGGGAAGGGCCGCGTCGGCCAATCGGGATAATCCGCTCGGTACGCTATGATAAATCCAGTAGCCGGATCCGCCGGAAATCCGCTTGTCCCTGGCTTCCAGTCGGTTTCGCAGAAAGCCTCCCGCACCCAAAGGCGGTCGCCGACCTGGCCATAGGGGCATTTGATGAAAACCCGATCATGCACGCCCATCGTACTAACCTGAACTGTTTTGAACTCAGCGGTCAACCTATAG